CTGGGAGACTATGTCCTTGTGGAAGACAAGGAGCTGGGGATTTCCGTAACGACAAGGATTGTGCGAAGAGAATATAACCTGCAGGAGCCTTGGAATACGGTGCTGGAACTGTCGACGACCTTAAAAAATCTCGGATCTTCCGTGGAAAGGCTGGAGACCATCGCAGATACCCTGGAAGGTGCAGGAGCTTTTGGTGGCGGCAACATCTCCGATATGGTGCCCTTTAACCATCTGAAAAACTCTCGGGCGGATGACGGGATGGCCTACTGGCTGAATTCCGGCTTTGAAGCCGTGAACGAGACGGGCGGTACGGGAACAGCCGCTTTTAAGGCGGAAGGTGCGGCAGGACTTACAAAGTCTATGGCGCAGACCGTTTACCCTTCCAATCGTAAAAGCTATACCTTGTCTCTGGCCATCGCTTCGGAAAACTTGGAGAAACTTTCGGATACTTCTCAGGTCGGCGTGGAAGTGGAAATCGAATATGAAGACGGAAGCATTGAGACGAGATTTATCGACCTTTATTAGGGGGTGAGCGGATGGCCTATTTTAGAAAAGTAAAAGACAGCATTGCGCCTAAGGGCTATATGTCAAGGCTAAAATCCGTCACGGTGCGTATCTTTATTTCAGACTGCACCGGACAAATCTTTGTGACGGATATCCTCCTTCAGGGCGGCTCTCTTGCGACCGGCTGGGTGCCGCACCCTTCCGAGATTCGCTTTACGCTGGACGGGTGATGCTATGAAGAAGTTTTACAGGCTCTCTGAGACCATAAATAAAAAACAGGACAAGCGAGTCGTGTCCGTGACAATTAAGCCGCTTTTAACCGACATGGCAGGTACCATTTGGCTAACCGATCTCATGCTTCAGGAAGGTGATCGGGTGACGGGCTTTTATCCGCACACGGAGATCATGCTTCAAAAAGAGCGTGAAGGCGGCGTAATCAAGGAGCCTGTCTGGTATAACGGAATCGTCCGAGGACAGGAAACCCTGATCCTCTTTAATCTTGGGAAGACTTCCACAGGTCTTGATATCAAGCTATACCCTAAATCGGATATGAAAGCTGTGACGATCTCGCAGGCGGCAGGCGGACAAAGAGCCTTTTTCCCCGGGATTTTGCAAAAGGACGATGAGCTGATTTTTTCCGCACCGGAAAGAAAGACAGTAAGCAATGGACATCCTTTTCAAAAAGAAGGCTTTTATTCATACAGTGCCGCTTGGGATTCCAAGCACAAGATCGAGCTTCCTGAAGGAAAATCTGCGAGAGTGCTCTTTACCTTACAGCAAATGGAGGAAGGAGGTGAGCCGTTTTGATTGACCCCTTAAAAAATAGAGAAATCATGGTCTGGACCTTTATGGGAAACGCCAGAATGTATGAAGCATTGGAAAAGTACGGAGACCGCATCAATCAGATCGGTCTTTTTTCTTTTAAGGTACGGGCGACAGGTGAAATCTATGAAACCGGAGTCGCTATATCTGACATGATGCCCTATATAAGGAAATGGCCGCATATCCGCTGGCTTTTAACTGTCGCTAACGATGGCTACAATTCCATCTTCAAGGCCATACGGGAAAACACAAACGGTGCTCAGGATATGTTCTTATTCGAGCTTATCCGCATCATGGAAAAGTATCCCTGGTGCGACGGTGTGGATATTGACCTGGAAGGCGGAGGAGATTACTCTACAGCGGCTAAGTCCACAGCGATGTTTCAAAACATCTATCAAGCCGTTAAAAGCTACGACGTAAGAAAACGCATCAACATCTGCCTTCCCGGCATGACAAGCGTGAAAGGCTCGGTCGGCGGTGAAAACTGGTGTGTTTACGGAGACCTTGCGCCGTACTGCGATACGGCATCCATTATGAGCTACGGCATGGCCTGGGCGGGTTCTGCTCCGGGGCCTGTTTCTCCGAGAGACTGGCTGGAAGGCATCTATGACTATGCCGTATCCGTGATGCCGCCTGAAAAGATTTATTTCGGCATGCCGGCTTACGGCTGGAACTGGCAGATTTATGACACACCGAAAAACTTAGGCGACACCTACCGGGGCGTATCGCATACCTATTACGGAGCAAAGAACTGGATGACGGGCTACTATCAGTTTAAGGAAACGGCGCCCGCTTCTCCTCAGATTCCCATCGTTGCTTACTGGGATGATTATGACAAGGGACCCTTTGCTCTTCCGCATGTCTATGACTACATGGAAGGACGGGATGCTGAACATTACAGCTATCCTTTGATGGGTGAAGTCTATAAACGAAGACGGTATCTCACCTCCTACGGAAAGACGCAAAAGACAAACTTTGACGGTGTCGTTGTTGACAGAAATGCAGAGCCTGATTCCTATTCCGGCATTGTCTCCATATCTGACGGAATGATTACGCTCGGAGATAACGGAGAAGCCGTCTATGAGTTTAATGTGCCGGCTGCAGGAAGCTACGATTTGGCCGTTAAGCTCGGTTTCCCTCTGTGGGATAAAAACAGCGTCCGGCTTTCGCTTGACGGCATAAGCGTTCTTGTCGAGGAGCACAGGCTCTGGTGGCCCTACTGGCGGACGACCTTTTGGAAAGGCGTATGGAAGGCGGTCTCTCTATCTGCCGGAACACATACGCTTACCGTATCGGTTGCCGCAAAGGGCGTGCAGTTTTACGGCTTTAAGGTCTGCAGTTCTTTTGCCGAAGAAACATCCGTCAGCGAAGCAAGTTACCTTTTGTCTCCGAGAAAGTTTAAGGACATACACGGCGTGATGGTGGCTCCAAGAGAGGGCTTTAAGCTTACTTTTGAAATGCTCAGAAGGAAAGCGGACTCCGCCCTTATCTGGTATGAGGATTTTAGAGACCGGCCACCGCTTCCTGAAAGCTACTGGTCCATCCTTTCCGGTGAGTGGCAGGTCTGGCAGGAGGATGAGTTCGGGAAAAACCGTCCTTACTCACAGCTGGAAGGCTACGGAGAGCTTGCCTTAAATTATGGCGGTTTTCACGATCTTCACCTGCGGGCACAGCTCATCTTCCCTCAAGGCTTTACCGGAAGGACGGGCATTTTCCTAGGCGATCTGTTTTGCTGCCTGAACTACGAAGAACAGGCGGTGGAGCTGTATCAGGGAGATGTCTTACTTGGAAGTTATGCGACTTCTTTTGAGAAGACGGCTGATGCCGAGATACGAGATGCCCCAAATCTTTATACGATTGAAATGAGAAAAAGAGGCACGAATGTCAGGGTGTATTCCGGTGCGTCAAGCAGTCTGCGTTTTCAAAGAACGGTGGCAAATACATCGGGCTTTGCAGGCATACGCTCAGACAGCAAAGTACACTGCCAGCTCTTTCGTGTGGGAGACAGCTTCACCTATGAACCCTACGAGTGCTTTGATGTCGTGCTGCCTGATGGAAGTCAGACGAGTTTTGGCAGGATTCAAAGAACCGGGGTTTCCTGGGATGAAGAGTTTCAGGTTTTTACCGTCACCTCAGATATTGAGGAACATGAGACGAGAACGGAAAGCATCTCTCTTGATTATGAGTTTTTCCATTCGAGTCTTCTGCCTCTGGTCTGCGGAAACGACTATCAGGTGAAGGTCATTCCAAGAGACATCAATGTCTGGATTTCACGGCTTTTCTTAGGCGATTCCGACGGCTTTTCCATCCTCTATTACCAGGATGTGGACTCGCTCATCTACTGGGCAAATGAAGCCGCTTATCGCTGGAAAGTCAGGGGTATGTGCATGTGGTCACTCGGCCAGGAGGATTTAAGGCTCTGGGAGTGGCTGCCAAAACAGGTATAGATTTCATCAATTACATCATTTTGTACAAGGAAGTGTCTGCCATAGCGCAGGCATTTTTTATTTGGAAGGAGGATTTTTAATATGAAACAAATCTGGTCTGTCGTACAGACGGCATTTACGGCTGTAGGAGGTTTCCTGGGCTGGTATCTGGGAGGGCTTGACGGCTTTCTCTATGCACTCATTGTCTTTGTTGTTGTGGACTATATCACAGGCGTTCTTTGCGCCGTCTACGACAAAAAGCTCTCAAGCGAAGTCGGTTTTAAGGGTATCGCCAAGAAGGTGCTCATCTTTGTGCTGGTAGGCATCGGCAACATCATCGATGTTTCCATCTTGAAAGAAGGCAGTGCCATAAGGACTGCCGTCATCTTTTTCTATCTCTCGAATGAAGGTATTTCCATCTTGGAAAATTCGGCACACTTGGGGCTTCCCATTCCGAAAGCCCTGAAAAACGTGCTGGAAACATTATCGAAGGAGGATGAGAAAAGTGAATCTTAATAAGCTTATTTTTACAGAAAACGCCTGCTACAAGGCGGGCAGGAAGATTAAGGTCAAAGGCATCATGGTGCATTCGACCGGAGCAAATAATCCTTATCTGAAGCGCTATGTCGGTCCGGATGACGGAAAGCTCGGGAAAAACAGATACAACAATCACTGGAATCAGCCGATGGATCGGCAGGTCTGTGTACATGGCTTTATCGGGAAGCTGCAAGACAGCACGATTGCTACTTACCAGACGCTTCCCTGGGATCACAGGGGATGGCATGCAGGAGGAGCGGCCAACAACACGCATACGAGTTTTGAAATCTGCGAGGATGGGCTTAGCGACCGCTCGTATTTTGAGAAAGTCTACAAGGAAGCGACGGAGCTTTGTGCTTATCTTTGCGAGCTCTATAATCTTAACCCTTTAGGAGATGGGGTCATCATCGGCCACTACGAAGGCCATCAAAGAGGTGTTGCTTCCAATCACGGGGACCCGAGACATTGGTTTTCAAAATTCGGAAAGAGTATGGACACTTTCCGTCAGGATGTAAAAAGGTTGATGGGAGGAGGTGTGGTAGATCCGAAACCGCCTAAACCTGAAGGAGGTTTATATCGAGTTCGAAAGTCCTGGCAGGATAAAAAGAGCCAGATTGGAGCTTACAAGGTGCTTGCCAATGCCAAGAGGAAGGCGGATGAAAACAGCGGCTACTTCGTATTTGATGAGAGTGGGAATGCTGTCTACCCGGAAAAGTATGCTGCTGAATACAGCACCTATACTGTAGTTAGTGGCGACAGCCTTTGGCGGATAGCTGCAAGGCTCTTAGGTGATGGAAGAAGGTATCCGGCAATCAAGAAACTTAATGGATTAACCTCCGACATCATCCATGCCGGACAAAAGCTCAAGATTCCGAAAGCGGCTGCGTCTTCTGCTCTAAAGGTCGGAGACATGGTGAAAGTGACGGCTTCCCGTTATGCGACGGGAGAAACGGTGCCTGGATGGGTGAAGGAAAGAACACACAAGGTGTCACAGATAGAAAAAGATAAAGCCCTCCTCGGCTGGCCGGACGGCATTGCGTCATGGCTTCCGATTGATGGCGTGAAGAAAATCTAAACTCTGTAGTTTAAGGCTCCAATTTGGGGCTTTAAGTGCAAGACCTTCTTGTTTCGTTTAAGCTGTGAGCTAATCAATCTTAATGAACAGAGGGCAAGGCAAAATGAAGACTATAACAATCAGAGTCACGGATGACGAGTATGCTCACCTTCAAGACATGGTAGGAAATGACCTACAACCGGATCAGACAATGGAAGCGTTTGTGCTGGAAGTGTTAGCAGACAGTTTGCCGTATCTTCGGGCAAATCACTGGCCAAAATACAGGCTGCAAGACTGACGACAAATCCATCACGACATTAATTTTCCCCACGGTCTATGTTGAACATAGGTCGTGGGGATTTTTCTGTTTCTTAAACCTTTTAACGATTGTTATACTTTTTAACGATTCTCCTTCCGACTTGCGGAAGGGGGTGCAAAATCTAAAATCTAAATCATATAATTAACTCA